ATTGTATGTTATGGGCAAGTAAGCGTAGTTACAAATGGTTACTTTCTCGTTTACAAGCTGCTGAAACAACAGGTGGTAAAGCTATCTTTGAAATGGTATATCTTAACAAAGCATTCGTAGATGGAATAACAATGTTTGATGTAGAGGAAGTAGATTTATGTAGAGATATCAATAGAACAATAGGACACATACCAGCAGGTACACGACTTATTGCAGGACTTGACCCTGCTTCTACAGGTTTTCAGGCTTGTTTCTTATGGGCAGTTAATACTGATACAGGAAAAATGTATATGGTAGATATCGAGAATGAACAAGGTGGTGGCATTATTCAAGCCAAAGAGACAATTAAAAAATGGTATGAGAAGTATGGACTTGCACATTGGGTTATCGAGGAGAATGGATTTCAAAGAGCAATACGACAAGATAAAGATTTAAAAGATTATTGTGCAAGAATGGGTATTTATTTAGAAGGACATCAGACACAGAAAAATAAATTTGACCCTATCTTTGGTGTAGGAAGTATGAGAGAATTGTTTAAAGAGGAATTAATAAGTTTGCCATATGGTAGTGCAGAAAGCGAAACTAAGAGTAATATATATCGTAGGCAACTAATTTATTTTTCTACAGGTGCTAATAAGCAATCTGGTAGAAATAACAAAAGTGATGTTGTTATGGCTAGTTGGTTTCCTATGAGAGTAATTAGGAGATTACAAAAAGAACGACTAGCTGAGGTAGGATTAGATTATAAGCCTAGTTTTGGAGAATGGAATTTAACTGATATGAACGAAAGTCCTTGGGGATAATGACACCAGAAGAAATACAATACGCTATTACACAGTTACACTTTGACAATCAAAGTGCATATAGCACTAGAGGTCGTGTTCGTGCCATTATGAATGGTGGACCTGATGGTATTCTTGCTTTGTTAGGTGACCAACTTAAAGGTTTCCAAGATTATCAAATTCCTGTACCTAACTTAATGATGTCAGGATTAGAACACTTAGCACAAAAGATAGGTCGTATTCCAAACTTAAAAGTAGATGTACCTAATGGTAAAGATTCTGCACGAGCAAGAGATAAAGCAGAAAAGATTGGTCGCATAGTTAATGCGTATGATGAGGTACAAAAATTAGATTTACAAATGCCACAAGTAGGTAGATGGCTACCTGGTTATGGTTTTTCTGTATGGGTTATTAGAGAGAAGAAAGATGCAAATGGTGTTCCTTATCCAATAGCAGAACTTCGTGACCCTTACAACTGTTTCCCTGGATATTTTGGTGCAGATCAACAACCAAAAGAAATGGCAATTATTCGTAGAGTTCCTAAAGAAGCACTTGCTAGAACATATCCAAATGCAAAAGACAAGATTATGTCTAAAGAAAAAGATGTATATAACACAAATATTCTTGGTGTAGGTAATGCTTATGCTTCTGCTTATACAGATTCATACAATGGCTCTTGGGCTAACAGTAATGGAGATGGTGACTTAATAGCAGAGTATTACAATATGGAAGGTACATACATATTCCATATGACATCAGGAACTATTCTTGACTTCATACCAAACCCACTTGATAGTGGTCCAGCATTTGTTATTGGTAAGAAATTTGCCTTTGACAGATTACAAGGACAGTATGACCAAATCATAGGTCTTATGGCTTCAATGGCAAAGATTAATGTGATGTCAATAATAGCTATGGAAGATGCAGTATTTACAGAAACAAACATTTCTGGTGAGATAGAATCAGGACAATATCGTAAAGGTAGATTTGCTGTTAACTATCTAGCACCAGGTACACAAGTAAGTAAACCTGCATCAAATGTTCCTTATCAGATTTTTCAACAGATAGATAGAATAGAACGACAACTTCGTGTTGGTGGTTCTTATCCTGTATCTGATGACTCACAATCACCACTTAGCTTTGCAACTGGTAGAGGATTAGAAGAACTAGGTGCAAGTATGTCACTAATGATTAGAGAATATCATACAGTTATGGCTGATGCTATAGAGATGATAGATGCTAAAAGATTAGAGTGGGATGAGAAAATGTATGGTGGTAAGACTAAAGCATTATCTGGTTATATGGATAACAAGTTTTATTCTGAAACATACAATCCAAGTTTAGATATTCAAGGATCATACAAAACTCGCAGAGTGTATGGTGCTATGGCTGGATATGATGAACCACAGAAGATTGTAACAGGGCTGCAATTACTTCAAGCTGGAATTATTGACAGACAAACTCTACAAGAAAACCTTGATGGTTTAGATAACTTAGTGAGAGTAAACGATAGAATTACAAAAGAGAAAGCTGATAATGTATTGTTTGATACATTACTAGCACAAGCCCAACAGGGTGATGCTAAGGCAACTATGGCTGTTGTACAGATAAGAAAAAATCCAGATAATATGCAAAACATATTGGATAAATTCTTTACAGCAGAAGAACCAAAGATACCAACAGCAGAACAAGAATTGCTTGGAGGTGCGACCTTACCACCACAGGGTCCACCACCAGGCATAGCTCAATTACTACAAGGATTAGGTGGGTAATGTCAGTTAATAAAGAGTTTGCAGATATTGTACATTACTCATTATTTGATGTAGATGAGAAAGGTGATGCAATAATCTTTCAAGATATTGAAGATGACAATGGAACAAGAATATTTACTGATCAGATGCCACCAATGGTTTTTCCATTTGGTTATATGATAATCAGTTCAACTTTTATGTATTATGATGATGAGGATGAAGATGGCAACGAGGAGTTCTAGTAATAAAGGTACAGATAGGAGAGCCTTAAATGTACCACCACCAGCAAGAAATACACAAGATAACACACAAGCTGTTAGAAGAATACCTGGTATGACTTATGGTGAACAACAAGAATTAACACAACAGCAACAAGCTGCACCATTACCAAAAACTACAACACCACAGGCACAACCTGCTAGGCGACCTATGCCTAATGTAGATGTATTTGGTGGAACACAAAGACCAACAGAACCTGTTACAGCAGGATTACCTTTTGGTCCAGGTGCAGGTCCTGCTATTCCACCAGAACAAAATGTAAATGATTTGTTATATCAAATGTACGCTATGACAGGTGATATATCATTACTTCAGTTGGTGGACTTTGACTAATGGTCATTAAAAACTTTGGTTTTGATGATGACTTATTTGATGACAATTTTCAATTAGAGTTACAGTCGAAACAAGATGTATCGCCAGTAGTATCACAGGAAGAAGCTAAACGAGCAGCAAGTATTGCTAATGCTTATCCTAATTTGCCAGGAAGTATTGTTGCTGCTGCTGCAAAAATGGGATTAGGTTTTAATGATAATAGATTAACTGACATAGCAAAAAAAATAGAACTACAAAGAGAAACACAGTTTAATAAAATAAAAAGATTTGTTGGAGAAAATCCATTAGCACAACAAGTGCAGAACAATAGATTTTTTCAAGTTATAGGAAGTCCTATTGATAATATTGTTAAGCCAACTGTTAGAGGTGCTGTTACTGGTTTTGTAGATATATACGAAGCTATCTTTCCTGCACTCGCTAGAGCAGAAGAATTACAAGACCAAAACCCTGATATGTCATTTAGTGATGCTTATAAACAAGCAGTTAAAGGAACATTAAGAACACCTAAGATATTAGAAGCAATAAGGTCTGGTGAAAACTTTGATATGGGTAGAGGATGGTTAAAACTATCTACTGATCCATCTGATACAGATGAATACAAAAGATTAGTAGCAGCAGGTTATGACCCAATACAAGCAAGACAATATGTTTTAGATAATGTACTTGGTACACAAGTAGATATTGAAGCTAGAGAAACAGCAGAAAATATTGTACAGTTTCAAGGAGAACTTGGAGAACAATTTAAAAATGCAGGATTAAATCCTTCTGTATCTCCTGGTAGAAAAGTATTTCAAGAATTAGGTCTATATGAATTATATGAACCTGGAACTAAACAAGCACAATTTGCTACTGGTGCATTAGACTTTGGTTTTCAAATTGCATCACCAGAAAACTGGGCAACATTAGGAATAGGTAAAGTAAAAGAAGCAAGAAGATTATTTCAAGTTGCAGAAACATTAGATGATGCAGGTGTAATAACTAGAGGAATAAGAAGCACTTTCCACGGACCAACATTACAACAGTATCTTGCAGGTAACAAAGGTAAAGATTTTAAAAAGTTATTATTTGAAAATGCAGATAATCCT